TTCAGGATATTGACCGAAGACCACCTTACTTGAGTATAAATAGATATATGGCAAATATATTTGAAGAGTTAACCTCACTAAGACCCAAGGAACTAAAAGCAAATAGTCAATTCGCTCTAGATTGGTATAGGAATAACATAAGACGAATATTTGACCGTAGGAAAAATGAGAATATCTATCTAGATGGAGTCAAGACAGGAAAAATTGTAGAAGGAAATATGTATATGATGTTCTACAATGCAAAGACTAAGGACAAACTACCGTATTACGATAGATTTCCTTTGGTGATTCCTTTTGATACACAAAGTGTAAAGAATGGGTTTTATGGAATCAACTTACATTATATCGCACCAATGATTAGAACAGGTCTATTAGAACAACTCTATAGAGTAAAAAAAGGTGAGAATGGTGTTGAATTTCGTTATGAGTACCTACAAACTATTACTAGATTGAGACCTGCAATACCATGTGTAAAAAGGTATCTTTATAGTAGAATGTTAACAGAACCTTTACAGGTAAACTTGGAACATTGGGATGTAGCAGCAATGTTACCAACTGCGAATTTTGGTAATACGAATACAAATACGGTGTATGCCGAATCTAGGAAACAAATTTAATGGCACATATAGACGATATAAAATATAACTTTGATTCAGGTGCGAGAGCAAATAGATATCATGTTGAATTCCAATTACCAAGTATATTTGGTGGTGGAGATGCAGGTAGGAATATGGGTTTAAGAGTAGAGTCTTGTGAACTGCCTGGCAGAGAGATAGAAACTAAAGAGTGGTCTGAGTATGGTCAAACAAGACTTCTTCCTACTGGAAAGGTAATGGGTGGTGGAGCAACTACTATGTCTTTTATATGCGACCAAAGTTTTGCAGATAGACTTATCCTAGAAACATGGAATGAAATGGTATTTACAAATTCAGGTTCAGAAGTTGCGATGGGAACAGTAGAACATCCTATCTTCGCATACTACTTAGATTATATTGGGTCTATAGAGATTCAACAACTCAGGTCTGACTCAAGAGCAAGTACATACAAAGATGATAGTAAAGGGATTGCATTGACTTATACATTGCATGAAGCATATCCAGTATCATTTGAAGCACAAGCATTAACTGCAGAGTCGGGTGACCTATTAAAATTTAGTGTCACATTTGCATACAGAAATTGGAGCAGTGAATATAATCAAAATATTCATGAGCGTTCCTTCCTAAATAAGGGAAGGGCAATATTAGATTCACTACTTTCGGGTAGTAATCTATTAAGTAGGTTTGGTAAGGAAGGAAAACTTCGAAGAAAACTAACAAACCTTGACAACAGAGCCACACAATTAAGAAATCTATTTGGTGGCGGATAGAATTACAATATGGAGTAAATTATGGGATTACCAATCCAGTCAACACCAACATACAGTTGTGTGTTACCAAGTAACGGAACTGAAGTTAAGTTTAGACCGTTTCTTGTAAAAGAACAGAAGATTCTGACAATTGCAAAAGAAACTGAAGACCAAAATCAGATTATAAATGCAATTAAAGAGTTGATTGATGCAGTAACTTTTGGTAAAGTTGATGCAAATAAACTTGCAATGGCAGACTTAGAGTATCTTTTCCTTAAAGTAAGGTGCATATCTGTTGGGGAAACATCGAAAGTTACGACCTCATGCAGTGACACTGAGTGTAAAGGGAGTGTAACCCTAACGGTTAACCTTGATGAGATTGAGATGGTGGGAGAAAATCCTGAAAGCACAATCATGATAAGTGAAGACGTTGGAGTAATATTATCTTGGCCATCAGTTATGTCTGTTAAGAAAGTCGGCCCATCAAAGGGTAACGATGAAGAGATGGCAATTGAGATTATGAAACAAAATATTGTTTCTATATTTGATGCTGAGACTGTATACGAAGCGAATGAAATCTCATCTACTGATTTAGATGAGTTTGTTGATAACTTAACATTTCAACAATTAGCAAAGATAGGTGAGTATTTTGATACGTTACCTAAACTTAGTAAGGTAGTAGAAGGACAATGTAACATTTGTAAATCTACAACCAAAAGAACTTTAGAGGGACTTAATAGTTTTTTTTAATAGCTCTTTCTCATGAGTCGGTGTTTAATTATTATAACACTAACTTTCAGTTAATGCAACATCATAAGTATTCATTAACTGAACTTGACGGGATGATGCCGTGGGAGAGAGAGATTTATATCCAACTTCTTCTAACATGGTTAGAAGAGGAAAAAGAACGACAGAAGGAACAACAAAGAAAGAATAAATAATAGTTACACTATGTGTATGTGAAGTGATTTTTTAATTTTTAATATAGGAATAGAAAATGGCTGACAATACAGACAATTCGAAAAATGAAGTCGAAATTGATTTAGATAAGTACATGGCTCTCATCGAGAAACTTGATGCACAAGAAGATGTTATCAAGGAGATGAAGGAAGATGCAGTAAAAGCTAGAAACGGATTAGCACCACCTAAGAGAACTTTTGGTGGATTGTTTCTAGACGATAACGATGTTAATGAGAAAGCAATCATAGGATTCACATCTTTCTTTTTAATGGTCGTATTCGGAGTAACAGATTTAGTTACTGCATTGATGTTTGACATGGATTTAAAAGTATCTGAAACAATCTACACATCGTTCGTAGTGGTAACACTAGGTGCATTTGGAATATCAGAAGCTGGTAAAGCATTCGGTAAATAGGAAATTTAAATGGCAGAAGATGTAAAACAAGCGTCAGAAAAATTAGCTAGGGAGATAGAAAAGGCCTCTGCTAATATGAGACCTGAGTTCAAAAAACTTATTGATAATATCAAAGAGATTAATCCTGAGCTCGCAAAGACTACTGCTGACCTTGCAAAAACTAGTAAGGATTCTTTTGCAGCTGCATTGCAACAAAAGAAATTTACCAAAATGTCAGGGGACATGGCGAAATTACAAGAGATTGGTTTAGAGAAATTTCGAGAGTTAGACCCAAAAGCAGTTGACAATCTTACTGCAACTTTTGAAAAGTTTGGAGACGGAACCTTTTCAATAGAACAGTGGGCAGATTTACAAAATGAAGAGTCTAAAAGACTTATACAAAGAAAAACAAAATCAACCCAACTATCAAATCAAGAAGACAAACTATCAAAGATGGAAGAAGCCTTTGCTAAAAAGGAACAAGTCCAAGCAGAGAAATTAAAGGGTCTTACTGAAGAACAACAAGAATTTGCCCTTGACGAATATAAAACTTTAAATGCCGCTGACAAAGAAGACATTAAAAACCAAAAAGAAACAGTAAAAAGAAAGAAAGATTTACATCAGAAAGAACTTCAAGCATCTGAAGACCACCAAAAACTTAATGATGACCTCATGGAAAGACAAGAGTCTGTATTCAAACGAGTAACAGAGGATGCAGGACGTTTTGGACAATTCAGTGATGGTTTAAAAGACTTAACAGGAATAGACCTTGGTGGTATGGCAGACAGCATGGTTAAAAATGTTAATGCACTAGGTAAAGTTTTTGGTACAGAAGACTTATTTGGTAGTGTTGTAGCGAGTATCGGTGGTGGTATCGCCTCGTTGACTAAAGGTGGAATAAGTTTCGGTGGTGTCATGTCTAGTATAGGAGTTATGATGACGGGAGTCTCTACTGCTATAAGTACATCGTTTGCCACATTTATGGTGGCGACGAAAGCATTTCCAAAAGCTCTGATGAGAGTATCAAAAGGATTATTGAAATCTGCAGGTAGATTCTTACTTGCGCTACCTATGTTAATTGCATCGGGAATTATGTTTGTTGGTGGTTTAATGTTAACTGCTGCTGGACTGTTGATTTCTGCACTTCCTTTTATTGCTATTGGTCTCGCAATTGTTGGAATCATAGGATTACTAATCGCCGGATTTAATTACTTGATGGAAAACTCCGAGTGGTTCGGTAACACAATTAATTGGTTGAGTGAAAAGTTCATGGCAATTGCTACATGGATAATGGATAATGCAGGTGATTTCATTGATGGAATAATGACGTATGTCGGAGATATATTTGGAGGCATCTTCGATTTCTTTGGTGGAGTGGTGGACTTTATTAAAGCCGCACTCAGTGGTGATATGGGTGGAATGGCAGAAGCTCTAGGCACAATCTTTGATTCACTTATTGATTTGTTTATGGCACCATTTAAGTTTGTTAAAAACTTAATTATGGGTACAGATGAAAACAAAGAAGAACTAGAAGCGAATCAAGAAGCTGCAGAAGACTCAGGTCTCTATGATAAAAAAGGAATGGGACGAAACTCTAAACTAGATGAGTCTTTAATTGGCGATGCAACAACAGGACAACTTGAGGCAATTGTTGCTGACAATGATTTAAGTAAAGACCAAATGAAACTGGTTGTTGATGAAATTGCTCAAAGGCAAGCACTTGCTCTTGAAGCAAAAGCATTGGAACCAATCGAAGCTTCAGGGGGTCAAGATATTTCTGAGGGAACTACTGACGTTGCAGAAGGTAATAAAAAACAACAAACATCTAACATAGTTGCAAGTTCAGTATCAGATAACTCATCTAATTCAAGTAGTACGCAAATAATGAGTGAGAATATAAGTACTCGTAATGATGATTCTACTGCAAGTAGAGCAGGAGTCAGTGGTAGATTTTCTTACGGATAATTAGACTTCGTCTAACTTAAAGTTCTTTCTATCGTATTTGGTTTTGTCTTTTTGGACTTGAGTAAGTCCGTGTGAGGGGGTGGTTTTTCTAACTTTAGATACTATCTTCTTTTTCTTTTCGCCAAAGATTTTCTCCCAGTTAGAGGCATATGCATCTTCGTTAGAGTTTCTCCTTTGAGAACCCTTTCCACCATGCCATTGTTTCATAATTAGTACCAACCATTTTTTGAACGTCCCATTCCCATTTTCTCTCTCTTGATTGCATCAAGTTTGTTTCTACGAGTTTGTGCTTGATTCTTTTTGTGTTTCTTTTGATTTGGTTTCTCGAAATATTGTCTATCTCTAACCTCTTGAACTATACCTGCATTGTCACACGCCTTTTTAAAACGTCTTAATAACTGGTCAAAACCTTCTGTCTGTCTTGACTTAGCATTATATTTTGGTGTCACATTTGGCATTTAAAGTCCTATTCTATCTATATTAAAAAAGTGTGTAGTCGCCCCACGCCTTACAGCATCCCGCTCTGCACCAATGAATCCGCTTTTTATGCTATTCATTTTACCCTTACTGAGTACCCCCATTATTGTATTAACAATCCACGGTCTCAGTGAATGCATAGACTCTTTCAAATTATTCATAATATAAAACCTATGCACCCCAGTCGAAGTTAGTCTTGAGCTAACTTCTTAAAGTAATCCATTGCATCGTCTTCTTCGGCACTTGTACCTGCTGAAACTTCTGCACTTTCAATTACTGGTTCACTTGCTGTTGAAGCAGTGTTTACATTAGACCAAGGAACTTCTTCCATGTCTTCTGCAACTGATTCAGCAGTAGAGGTTGACCCAAGTGTTCCGAGAACTCTTTCGAGTTTCTCTTTGAGTTCTTCATAAGACTTGAACTCATCGGGTGCGATAACGGAACTTAAAGAATGCACTTGACTGAACACTGAGTTAATCATTGCTTCGTCACCTAATGGTGCAGTTGCATCGAATTCAGATTTGTCATAATTCCAGTAACCATCAACCTTACGGATTTTGATTTTGAAATTTGCACCTTCGTCTCTGAGGTCAAAAGGATTGATTGCTTTCTCATCTTCAAATGCAGGTGAGATTGCTTCCTTGAGTGCTTCAAAGATTTTTTTACCGTATCTATACTTAAATACTTTCCCTTCGTTATCGGGATTTTTAGGGTCTGAAACAACATAGACATTAGAAACATAGTGAAGTCTTCGCTTCTGTTTCCTTGCAATCTCTTTGTTTGCTTCAATTCCTGTATTCCATAACGAAGTGTTATATTCACTTACAGGGTCTTTCTTATTAAGAGTCGTTAAAGACTTCTCAATATACCATCCACCTGGCCCTTGAAAACCGTGGTCGAAGTATGATACCCATGGCATCTCTTCTCCTTCGGGGGTCGGTAAAAAACGAATCACTGCGTAACCATTACCAGTTTTATCCAGTTCGGGTTTCCACATAGTATCATCGCTGTAGGATTTTTTTGCACCTTCTGACGGTGAAGCAGTTTCCATTGCTGCTCTTAGTTTATCTAAACTACTTGACATTGTATTCTCCTATTGTATTACAATTGTATTGCATTATATCGCATTATATCAAAGATTTTAGACCTAGACCTAAAATCCATTCCTCACTATTTTCATAATAAGTTAGTTCATTATACTTGATTTCATCCTCTTTGTCTAGAGGGTTTTTCCAATATACTGAACCTTTTCCATAGAACCATTCTAATAGTGCTATGAACTGAGAACGCTGAACTTGTAGAACTGCATCCTCGGTTGTATATTTAGTCGGATAGTTGACACTACCTTCATAAATATTTGAAGGTTCCCCTTCAAATTCTAATCCATCGAATCCGATTAAGTTAATTTTCTCTATACCTAAATGCATTGCATATCCTAATGCAGACATCCCAGTCATTAAATTCCTTAAGTTCGGTTCGTTGTATGTTGTTATTAAATGAGGATTCTTCAATCCTAAAAAATCTGTTCTACTATCATCTCCTTGGATGATGAAGTGTGAGTC